AATACTTTAGTCGCGGCTGTAATTTCGGTAAGCGTTGGGGCGGCCCAGTTAGCAAACGCATCTGCAGCGGCAACATAAAGACCAACATTAGGGCGAAGTAGTTTAGTTGGCATACTTTATTCCTTGTTTTCTTCGATGCTGATTTCTAGTTCAGGCATTTCTACCTCAACTACTGGAGCAGGTTGCTCCTTCTTGAGTTTTGTTTCTTTTTTGCTTTCGGCAACGATCTCGTCAGTAAGTAACTCAAGATCCTTGCCCAAGACTGGATGCCCAACATAGTGAGCGGGCACAGAGGCAGTTACACCTGTGCGCTTATTTTTTACCAATGGCATACTAAGATTCCTCTCGAATCATAACTATGATACCACAGTATTCACTACGAAAGTGAACGGTATCTCGGTCATGTAACGGGTTGATCCGGTTGAATTGTCTGATTCTGCGTAACTTGTGCCCCCAGAAGATAGACGCAATTCACCGGCGTCAGATGGTTTGAAGCCAGTAAGTTTATCTCGCACTAGGCCAGCGACCTGCTTTGCGGCTCGATCCGTTGGCGCGATGCAGCGCACAATTGCATAACTAACACCCATGTTCTGGCGCACAGACGTTATGCCACGACCCCTAGGGCTTTCGCTCATGTCTCCATAAAAGACTACGATGTATGGTAAAAACAGGTTGTTGCTGTGCTTGATCTTCTCGTTGTCTGGAACAGTAGTCTCATAGACATCCTGCGGCAACTCGTTTAATTTTGCGGTAATCTGATCTTGAACCGCTAATAGGTTTAGGCTCAAAACAACTCACTTCCGCCTGAGCGAGTGAAGCCAGCAGACTTCATCGCTGTTTCAAATGCGCCTTGGGCCGCAACCATTGCGCCGAACTTCTGCAGCACACCGCGGCTGTCGCCAGTCCTGCCGTTCAAAAGACCCATACCCATGTGCTTACCTGTGTGATAGTTACCCGTATCTTGATCTACAAAGTATTGGTTTGCTGGATTCTTATCAGCATCAATCCAACCAAAAAGCCCAACAATCTTTGATTTGTCGGGCGCTGTTGCTGGACCCATTGCGCTTACAGATCGATACATGTTGCCCGGATTCTCCTGAACAGGACCAACTGACGGATTGGCGTTACCCATGCGTGAACCAGACGGATAGCCGTTCTCGGTATTCTTTTTTTGGTGCCAAGTGCTGCCGGTAGGGCTGTCCTCGGCAATGAATTTGCGCATGTAGTCAGCGCCATACTCCGTAGTTTCCTTGACGGCAGAGCCGGCTGCTGCAACGACCTGATTGATGAAGATTTGGGTTGCCCCGCTAAAGTCTGCTAGTTTAGGCATCCGGATCGCTCTCCATGTCAATGTCACAGGTGATTGTTCTCTGCCAAGGATTTGAACTGTTAGCCACCGAGCGAACCACGTAAACAAACTTCTTGATCTGCTCGTCTACCGGACTGTCGGTTACGATGATGTAGTTGCCCGGGCGAATGTCGGTCATAGACCCATCGGACCCAGTAAGAGTGTTGCCCTGAAAGTCAAGTTGCATTTCGACCTGACGGACCGCCGTAGGGTTCCCAACGCCGTCAACCCTATTAGGAGTCCTGCTTGGCTGAATTCGGGCTTTACCGGCCCACACAGCCGTTTCTAGAGTATTCCAAGTGTTGGTTGCCGCGTCATAGGTCCTGCTGGACATAACTTCGTTATAGATTGTTATTGTGCACAACTGAAAGGCGCGCGCAACGGCTCGGTGATGGAAAAACCACCGAGGGTCTACTGTTGGCCTATTGTTAATACCCATCGCGATAACCGTAATAAGGAACGCCATCGATGTCGTATGTTACTTCTTGGGGGCCGTAGTATGTGATTCCACGGTGCTGCGCTATCACTACTTGATTATTGTAATCAACCACATCGAAAGCCTCGTATGAGTCCTGTATGGCGTCTTTGTCGGCTTCTTCCTGCAACTGCTTTGCCTGAGCGCGAAGTTCTGCGCCCAACTTAGCGCCATCAGTCTGCAAGTCGTCAGTTTTGATGACCTTGCTGATTAGCGCCTCAGAAGTCGCGAGCACGAGTTTTGCCTGAGCCGCGGCGCGCTTGACATTATTGGCGTATAGGGTTGCGAACGCCTGAATCTGTGGGTCGCTAAAGATGTAGGAAGCGGAGACGCTAGAGTCCGCCAGATCGCCAAGTTGCTCGGTATCTGGGATTAGTAGACGGATCTGCCCAACTACTGTTGCATAGTCTGGCGGGTAGATGTCTGGAATTACTGGCATGAGTAAATTATAGCCTATCTATTTTTAATACAATTCCCACTGATCGTTGAATTGTTTTTGAGTTGTCCAGAAGGATGCAATCGTGTATCGCATGCCGCCCTCAACCTTAGTAACGCCGTGAAAATGATCTGTGCTTGCAGGGTGAACCGCAAGCATTCCAGATTTTGGGGTAACTTCTATCGAGTGGTCTGGGTAGAAAGTGTGCCCACCAGAATAGTCTTCATTTAGATAAATAATGCTGCCAAACTCTCTGTGGTGAAAAGCCTCGTGACCATCGACGTTTCTCATGTCATCTGCGTGTGGCGGTTGCTCCTGACCCGGAAACCATCTAGCGAGAACCATCACATCTGGATAGACTTCTGGCAAGCCATATTGCTCTTTGATTTTTTCTGCCGCCCTATTCCTAATTTCAAGCATAAGAAGGCCGACTTCTTTGTTGTGATTTCTATAAATGTTTTGAGCATTAACAACCCTATTGTCCCAAAAACTATCGGGTTCAGATCTTTCCCAAGAATCTGTAGTTTTGGCAAAGTCTAGAATAAGGCTATTCTCTTCACTGCTCAAAAAGTTTTCTACAAGCATTCCTCTATATTTTTCCATTATTGCTCCGCTTCATTCTGGTTTGGCTTTTCTTTGCCCCACTTATGTAAAGGGCACTCTGATTGGGCAAGCATTGTCTTTACGGGCATGTAACAAAGGCACATCTTGCATTGATTTGTGATTTTATTAAGTTGATCGCAGCCCTTGCACAGTTCAAGTCTGTCCTGAGCAGTAGAGTCTCGCTCTACGTGCCTATTTGGGTCTAGGGCATGCCAAGGTCTAGAATCGCCTAGGTTCTCTTTCCATTCAGCCCATTTAGACATTCGTAACCCTTTTCTGCTTAACTTGTAATTATTTTACTACCATCCCAGATTGCCCCAAGAACAGCATCTGGATTGTCTGTAACATCTAGGACTATAACCTTTTCCTGAACCGCAGCAATATATTTTTCTGCAGCAAACGAGGTTGCGCCCATTGAGAGGGTTCCATAGACCGTGGAGTTCGAAACAAGAGCAAAAGCAACAATTTCATCTGAAAGTTCCAAAGAGTTGCTTTCGCTCTTGTTTACGAACTGCCCATCAACATACTGATCGCCGCTAGAGATGCCGGAAACACCTAAAACCCTAACAAGTGTCGGCGTCCCTAGAAGAAGACCCTGCGACCACGTTTCTTGGATTTTAGGAAATGCATCAGGAATTGTAGTGATCTCAAATATTTCAAACTCTTCATAAGGCTCAGACCCTACTGCAAATGCAAACTTTTTCATTTGTTTAAAGTTCCTTTACTTATTCGCCAAAGCAGATTGTGCCAGAGCAGAAGAATCCGGGTGGGCATGGTGGGTTGCAGCCAGCAGGTGGCGGCGGTGGTGGTGGCGGTGGTGGTGGCGGTGGTGGTGGTGGTGGTGCAACTGGGGCAACGTCACTAGAAAAAGAAGATTCTAGGGAATTAGCGATGGATTCCAGTCTAGTCGTAAATCTGTAAGTAACGCCATTAGATAGTCCGGTAACGGTAATTGGCGATGAAGATCCAGTTGCGTTTTGACCAGTTGGAGAATTGCTAGTGTTGTATGCCGTCACCCTATAGGTTGATCCCGCTGGCTTACCAAGGTAGGAAGATAGCGTGAAGTTTACGGTAACTTGACCGTTTCCGGCGCTTACAGAACCCATGGTGGGCGCAGAAGGCTGCCTTCCACCAGACGATGATGCCCTAGATCGAGTCATTTCTATGAGACCAAATCACCAATAAGAACCCAAGTGTTAGCGGCGCGCTTGATTAGCATGGCGGATGACCACTGCGCTCTCAGCCTGAGACCCGGAGTTCCGTTAACCGCTACGCTACCAGCGCCGGCAACGGTAATTTGTCCTGTTCCCGTCTGTAGAATTTCAATCCTTGTTCCAGTGGGGAAGGCTACGGTAGCGTCGGCCGGCACGGTTAATGTAATCGCGCTGCCCGATGAAATCTCTACCATTTTATCTCTGTCGGCAAGAACCAATGTGTAAGAAGCGGTCTGCTGATTTAGTATCGCTAGTGATGGTGCTTTTCCAGCAAGATCTGTCACTAAGTTAGTTACCTGAGACTGCGCTAGAACAAGCGCAGCATCGTCGCTGAGTGTGACAGTGCTAGTTCCATTACCTAGTCTTAGCGTTGATCCGTTGTATGATAAGCGACCAGCCTGAGTGGCGGCAGTTGTTGACAATATCAGTGTAGGTCCTGAAATTATTGGTGTTAGGAGCGTTGGAGAAGTTCCAAAGACCAATGCACCAGAACCTGTTTCATCGGAGATTACACCAGCGAGTTGCGCAGATGTAGTTGCCGCAAACTGTGCCAATGTTCCAGAAGTGCTTGCACCGCCAGTTGCAGGGGTGGTCCACTCGACACCATCTGCCTGAGCAGAGTTAGCGGTAAGAACCTGACCGTTTGTGCCAACGCTTTGCGCAACAAAAGTTCCAGAACCAGTGCCGACAAGGATAACACCCTTTGCAGAGTAACTTGAGTTTGAGGTTTTTCCATCAAGTTGAGTTTGGATTGCCGATGTAACGCCGTCAAGATAGCCAATTTCAGTATCGGTAACGCCAGAAACCCTAGTCTGGGTAATGCTAGTGTCGATAGAGAGAGTTCCCGGGGTTGCTTCCTGCAATCCGTTTCCAGCAACAACCGTGTGCCCCGCATTGAAGGGAACATAGGTTATGTTCGTGCTGCCTATTGTGATCGCGGATGTGTTAGAGCACACGAAACCGAATCCAGCATTGACTGTTCCGTTAAGGACAAATACAAAGTCTCCACCCGCAAGTTCTCCAGAAGGGGTGTTGTCTGCATCAGTTGCCCTTGTCCAACCCAAAGACGCAACAACGTAAATACCATTTTGCGTCTGATTAGTCTGGTCCTTTACAAGAACCCTGTCGCCCACAGCAAGAGCCACCCCGTCAATTGTTTGAGTTCCGCTAAGGCTGATGTTCGCGGTCGTGGCGGCTTTTACTGGATTGTGGAAATTAAGTCCAGATACAACATTGTCCACATAAGTCTTTGTT